GACCCAGCTCTTTCACAAGACTTGGCCGGGACTAAAATTCAATAAAAGTGCCATAGCTCGCAAGACCGGAATAAGCCTCTCTACTCTCAATACAGTCTACAATAGGGGACTCAAGGCGTGGAAGACTGGCGGAAGCAGACCGGGGGCGACGGCGCCTCAGTGGGCCACTGCCCGTGTATACAAATTTGTTTTAATTTCTAAAAAGAAAGCCCCGAAGGCTTGGTATATTACACGGTTCGATCCGGACAATAATCTAAGGGGCCCTAACCATAAGCGATAACTCCCTTGCTCGTGTTTATCCCTCCAGTGAGCCATCCAAAGCCATCCTTTTCAAGGCAAAAAACATTGAATCCGGCGCGTGAAAGTTCACATTCATTTGCATAATTTCTAAGACCGTCATCGCGAGTCAAAAGCGCATCGGCCAGAGAAGCGGCCCCTTGAATCAGCTTGTGTCGGTCTTCGAGATAACCCCAGTTGAGGATCTCCCCGGGCTCAATCTCAGGACAGGCCTCGATATCACCAAGAACCTTTGCGAGTTCACTGACTGACATTTTGACTTTTAAAACCTCTGGTTCTGCATAAAGCTAACTTTTACATGACATGAATTTTAAGGAACCGCGCAAGGGCATTTGGAAAAATTAGTTATATTATATTAAATGATGATTCGTGCGTGTTCTCAGCCCCAGCCGGCGCCCTTCCAGCTCCCAAAGCGCCTCGCGCGCGCCCGCCGCATCGCAGAGTCCAAGCGGATGGACACTTTCCGCGAGATTCACGAGGCCCTCAAGAAGACGGCCAAGGATGAGACCGAGATGCTCAAGGGTTTTCTCAAACTCAAGGAGGAGGAGGTCGAAGTTGAAATCTCGGAGTAAATCCTTGATAATAGTTCTTTTCTTGATTGGTCATTAACCTAAACTGGCCATTGGCGCGATTTTTTATTACAGGTCGATAGTTGCCGGAAGTCCGGAAACCGTGAAAGGGGGTGGCGATGACGTTCTGTCCAGTGTTTTTAGTCCGACCTATAGGTTTTACAAACGGAGCCGGGCGGGTTGTTGTGTAGCCTCTCGGACCTTTGTATACGGTGTTTCCATTTATAGTTTTCAGTCCGCCAAAAAATCCTTTTATTATAGGAATCCCGTTCACAGTCTTGAGGCCCGTATTTCGTTTCAAAATTGGCCGAGCCGAGTTCATGAAGTTTATATTCGACACCTTCACAGGAAAGCGCATAAATCTTCCGTTTTTATTTTTTGCATTGAATAAAGTGAAATATTCTCCAAAATATCCCTGTTTATATACAGCGCGTCCTGCACGGTCGGCTCCTTGCCGGACTGTCCCGACCCTGTATTTGTTCATTGGTTAATATAAGAAAATAAAATATTCACAATAACTAGTTAAATGTGGTCACCTCGTGTGGTTCGACCACTAGAGATCGGTCTCGGTCTCAGGTTCGTTCCACCCAAGGACCGCGGCAAATGGCTACGGACCGCTCTGGACGGTTCAGGACCCGTCGGAATTAAGCTTGGTCAGTTTATTTCCAACAGATCGGACATATTTGGCAAAGAACTTTCGGAAGACCTCGCGCCCCTAAGAGACAAGGTGACCCCTATAGACTTTTCCAATTTTGAATCAAAAATACCAAAGGGTGTAACAAATGTGGATCCGAACCCCATCGCATGCGCCTCGGTCGCCCAGGTCCACCGGGCCCGGCTCAAGGACCGTTCGATAGTTCTTAAATTCAAGAGGCCCGGAATAGAAACTCAGATACGTGAAGATTTAAAGATTATAAAAGATGGCCTCAAGATTCTTCAATTCATTCCTAATTTTGAAACAGAATTCGTAACCCAGTGGTTCAATGAATTTGAAAGAAGTCTCATGTCCGAGATTGATTTTCGGACCGAACTACTAAATATAGGAACCTTTCGGGAAGTTTACAGGGACCGCGAAGATGTGATCGTCCCGAGACCTTACTCCAAGTTTTCCAACAATGATGTTATAGCCATGGACTACGTGCCGAGCAACAGAATCAGAAATCCGTTCAAGGCTGACCGATTAATTAATATGTTTTTAGAACAATTACTATACGAGGGCGTAATTCATGGAGACCTCCACACGGGCAATGTCGGTGTGACGGACAAAGGGACCCTCGTGATTTATGATTTTGGAAATGTAATTAGAATTACACCCGAATATAAGACAGCCATAAGAGATTTTGTATACGGGGTTCAGACTTCCAACGTCGACGAGGTCTTGGATAACATGATCCGAATGGGTATGACTATCAGAGACCGCGATGTTACACGCGTTTTTATAGAACAATTTTTCAAATATCTAGAAACTCTTGAACTTTCATCTTTTAGTGTATCCTCACCCGAAATGCAAGAAAAGGCGAGCAAGGTTCCGGTCGAACTCGACGCTACGACTCTCACTATACTACGATCCTATACACTTCTCGAAGGTCTTGCCAAAGAAATCGAACCAAATTTCTCTTACCAAAAGATAATTTCAAAAAATATAGAAACATTATTTTTGGATTTGGATTATATATTATACAGAATTTCCCGGGATTCTGGAAATTGACAACCAAATGGCCAACTCGTGAATCGAGGAAACTTGGGGGCACCACAAATTGTTATCTTTTATTTCATCATAAAAATAGATCGGCGTCCAATTTGGCATGTTTCGGACCGCCCCGAGATTCTTGAGCGAGTCGTCAACAAAGTAATAACGTTTGCACGTGTCGAATTCCTTGAAGAAATTCACGTTAGGTTTGAAATATGCGACGGATGGATTTCCTCCCGGACACCGAATAGACAACTTGTCGCTGATGGCCAAGGCCGTCCTATGGACCCACTGAAACGGTGAATTTGAAAAAAGAGTCACATTCCATCCATTCAGAATCAAATCATTAATAATTTCCGCATCATCCTGAAATGTAGGTGTCTCTAAAACTTCGGCAAGATGGGTCATTAAACTTTTGTCATAAACGCAAGTGTTGAAATCACTCACGTCTATCCCAAACTGCTTGTTAAGTCCGACCGCGGTGTGACCGTATGCTAGATACAGGTGTTTGTTCAGGAGAACGGGATCTTTGCAATCGGGCAACTTATTTTTTACATATCGAGTCGCGTTATGTTTCACGTGATTCATAAGCAGGCGATCTCTTATGATGACACCGTCCACATCCAGTAACAAACAAGGTAAACTCATTCTATTATAGAAACTCATTTCTCTAACCAGACAATGTCGCGAGGCAGATTCATTTTCCAACATGGAACCCGGCCATTTATAATTTAAAGGTTACGAACCTTTAAATGACACAATGGCACTCAATGTCACCCGACTCATTCCCTCGGCGGTTATCCCAACTCGCTCAACGCCTGGATCTGCCGGTCTTGATCTATTCAGCACTGACAACTACGTCATTATGCCAGGCCGTCGTGTGGTCGTCTCGACCGGAATCTCTGTCGGCCTTCCTCCAGGAACCTACGGTCGCATTGCACCTCGCTCTGGACTGGCCGTAAAGCACGGCCTGGACACCCTTGCAGGAGTTGTCGACCCTGATTATACCGGTGAGATCAAGGTCGTCCTGCAGAACTTGGATGCGGTCCAGCCATTCATTATTCGTCCTGGTTACCGTATCGCACAGCTCATTCTCGAAAAGTTTGAGACGGTCGACGTGACGGAGGTCACCGAGCTTCCGCCAACCGAGCGAGGCGCAGAGGGGTTCGGTTCCACTGGAGCTTAAAGCTTTCAAGCATTAATAAATTAAATGAATTTCCAGGCAATCGCTTGGGACGGTCAAGATAATGATGAGCAATTCACCATCAGAATTTTTGGACGTTCGAGCGATGGCCGGTCAGTTTCTTTGGGAACGAAATTCAACCCATATTTCTATATTAAAACAAGTTCGGACCTCGCTCCGTTCATAAAAAGCACATTCTGGAAAGGCCTCACGAAGGTCGAGGTCGTTCGGGCAAAAGACCTCTGGGGTTTCCAAAATGGAGAACTTTCTCGATTTATCAGAATAGAATTCAAAACACACAAAGCTATGCGAAATTGTGTATACTCTGTCGAAAATCGCGAATTTCCTGAATTTTCAGGCTGTAAAGTTTACGAGGCAAATATCGACCCTGTATTGCGGTTTATGCACGTGACCGGAATTTCGTCGACCGGATGGATAGATCCTGGATTGTGTGAGCCGGATGTAGGGTCTTCGTGCGAGGTGAATCTCTGGGCACCGAGCTGGCGCCTGATCACGCCTTTGGCCCGAGATGATATCGCGCCCCTAAAAATTATGTCATTTGACATAGAGTGTTATTCGAGCACGGGCGCTTTTCCAGATCCCAAGAACCGCAGCGATGTCATTTTTCAGATTGGAATGACTACGAGGCACTTTGGCTCTGAAGAAATCACACGCAAGTGCCTGTGTCTGAAGCAGACTGACGCGCCCGATTGCGAGAGCTTCGATACCGAGCGCGCGCTCCTTGAGGCCTTTCAGAAATATCTGGTTTTGAATGATCCAGATATCATCACGGGTTGGAACATCTTCGGGTTCGATCTAGAGTATCTCTTGATAAGGGCAACTGTTCATTGTGGTCTGAGCCCGGTATGGGGCCGTGTTCGCGGCGAGGTTGCAGAACTCGTAGAAAAGAATCTGAGTTCGAGCGCTCTTGGAAATAATCAGCTCAAGATGGTCCCTATGAAGGGTCGGTATGTCTTTGATCTTTTTCAAGATGTAAAACGCGAGCACAAACTCGAGTCCTATAGTCTGAACAATGTTTCTAAGCATTTTTTGAAGGATCAGAAAAATGACATGCCCGTCAAGGAAATTTTTAGTCGTTTCGCCGAGGGCGACCCTAAGCGGCTTGGCGAGGTTGCCGAATATTGTATTCAGGATACGGTCCTTCCTCACAAATTAATGGATAAATTGTGTCAGATTCAGAACCAGATAGAGATGGCCAAGGCGTGCTGGGTCCCTCTGGCTTTTCTGAGCGAGCGGGGCCAGCAGATCAAGGTGTTCAGTCAAATGGCCAAAAAGGCTCAAGAGCTCAATTTCATTATTCCGACAATCAGAGTTCCGAAGGGCGGGGTCGAGAGTGACTACCAAGGTGCTACTGTCCTCGAGGCACAGACCGGAGCCTATTATGGTCCTATTACTGCGCTCGACTTTGCGAGCCTATACCCGAGCATTATGTGCGCTCATAATCTTTGTTATTCTACGCTCGTTATGGATCCCAAATACGACAATTTGCCCGGAGTGACCTATGAACAGTTTGGACCACACAGGTTTGCGCAGGCTCCGGCCCCTTCTCTCTTGCCCGTGATTTTGATGGATCTAAAGGCTTTCAGAAAAAAGGCAAAGAAACTGATGGCCCAGACTGAGGGAACACCTATGGAAGCTATTTACAATGGTCAGCAGTTGGCTTACAAAATTAGTATGAATAGCATCTATGGGTTCACGGGTGCTTCAAAGGGGATGTTGCCCCTGGTCGCGATTGCCTCGACCGTGACTATGCAAGGCCGGAAAATGATCGAGCAGACGAAGAATTATGTCGAGGAGAACTTCCCGGGTGCAAAGGTTCGATATGGTGACACGGACTCAGTAATGGTCGAATTTGACGTCCAGGGTCGTAAAGGTCAAGAGGCCCTCGATTACAGCTGGGCCCAAGGTTCGCTCGCGGCCGAACAATGCACGAAGCTTTTCAAGGCTCCGAACGATCTTGAACTTGAGAAAGTTTATTGCCCATATTTCCTCTATAGCAAAAAGCGTTACGCGGCCAAGATGTATGAGGGTAAGAATCTTCCGGATGGAACAGTCTCTTGCGTTTTCAAGAAGATCGATGTCAAGGGTCTGCAGGTCGTAAGGCGTGACATTTGTCCATTCGTGCGCGAGACGCTCAAGACGCTCCTCGAGATGGTCCTAGAATCGAACGACCCGCGTCCGGTCATCGAGACGGCTCGCGGCGCGGCGCGGACTTTGATGGGCGGGAAGGTTCCTATCGAGAAGCTCTTGATGAGCAAGCAGCTCGGGGCAGACTACAAGGTTCCCATGGCCCATGTGGCTGTTCGTGACAAAATCAGGAAGCGCGCACCCGGGTCAGAGCCTCAGCAGGGTGATCGCGTTTCGTTCGTTATCGTAAAGGGCGACGGTAAGATGTTCGAAAAAGCCGAGGACCCTGAATTTGTAAAGGCAAACGGGGTCCTGATTGACTATCAGTATTACTTTACGAATCAATTCAAGAATCCGGTCCAGGACCTTTTAGAACCTTTGGTCAATGCGGACACCATATTCAACAAGAAGTTTCTCAAGAGCGTCTCGGAATCGCCAGAGGTTGAGGCGCTCAAGGCGGCCGACCGCGAGATTGCGAGCTCGGCTGAAGCGCAAGCCCGAAAAGCTTTCCTGGCAAAGTTCGTTGGGGCCTTAAAAATTTCCAACCCTTCTTAGGTATGGAGAAACAGCTCATCGAAATTATCGAAGAGGACTTTGCTCGGCGCAAGGCGCTATGGACGAATCAGTTACTAGAGAGAGTCGCTAAAACTTATGATTTACCTCTCGAGCGTCTCATAAAAGATTTTGGCTCGGACGGAGGCCATTTTTGTTCTGGAATTCTCAAGAGCAAGAAAAGATGCTTGAAAACTCCACAAGAGAATGGGTATTGTAAATTTCATCAAAGCCAGGTTCCGCAAGTCCCACGGTCCGTAGAAAGGGTCGAGACACCTTGGTAAGCTTAGAGAATTGATGAATTTATAAACAAATGTCAAAGACAGAATTGCTATTAACGAGCCTTTCCAAGTTTTATGACGTGCCCGAAAATCGCGAGAAGCTCCATGATATCCTCGGAAGAGGAAAGGGACCTTCTCTGCGAAAGCTTGAATGGTTCGTGACAAATTATTCAAAGAATAATCAGACGACTTTTACTGCACCAAATGGAAAATTTTTCACGGTCCACGTTGCATACAAGTCCAGCTTGGACGGCTACTCCAAGAAGCTGTTTGACCCCTTTTGTCGAACAGAGCGCATAGACTTTCAGGGTCTCAAGACGACATGTGGTCAGCTCAATTTTATTCGGTGGGTGTTGAGTAATGGTATAATTGACGCTCTCAAAGAAGTGGAACCCGCGCGAATCCCTCTTCGAACGTGAGTAGGGTCACACAATAATAGAATATGTATAAATTATAATATGAATAAATTTGTTGCTTATATTGCTGTAATAAATTAAGAGTAAGAAATGTAATATTTGATTTTAATTTTGCAAAATTCATAAAGCCCCCTTCATTATACTCCTTTGGTTTCAGTCCAAAGGAGTATGTATATATACCATTTGACGGAATAGATAACCCATGTTCTATGGGTTGTTTGAATGAGTAATATAAAGAACCTTTAAATGTGCTACATATATCTGTGTTGTTGAGAGTCAACTTGGCGCTGTCAACCACGTCTATATAGTTTAGGGACCCGGAGGGGAAATTGAGTGTATTATTAGTATAAATATATTGAGTCGAATACCCATATCTGTATCTGTTTACATATTGTCTGGGATCGCTGACATTTTCGAAATTTTTATCTCTAAAAAACCATGCTATCATTTCTACGGGATAATTTGCCGTCAACGGAACCGACATAAGTGCGCTATTAAATGTAGAAACTGAATCTTTCACTATTTTGTTTACAATGAATTTCTGAGGAACCGTTTGATAATAGAGTCGTTCTTCATTTTCTAGTAAAATTTCTTCAGTTACTAATTGTATTGACTGAAAATCTAGGTTAGAGCCTGAACCCGGAGCGGACCACCACGTGTTCTTGTTGAATGTGAATCGGACATATAATTTTTGGTTCAACATTGCACACAAAGGGAGGTAGGGCCTTTGCATTCTCTTGGTCTTTCGACGGCAGAAAAAGAATTCTAGAGGAATAACAAGATTGTTCGTGTCGATCGCCTTATACAGAGCCGCGATCTCGTCCGCGTTCAGGAACATTTGATCCCTAATAAAATACCAGTCATCATAAAGAGTCTCAAGGACGGTCTCGTTCGCCAAGAGCTCCACTTTGCTTATCAAAGCGCGGCCCACATGTGGTGTATACGTTCCGACAGGTAATTTTACTATTAAATACATATTCGAAAGAAGATGACCCATCTCTGTCGGCCTAAGTTCGAGTGTGACCGTCTGTCCTTGATACACTGGATTGGGCTTGGGGAAGGCGTATATTCTCTGAAAAATTGCAAAATTTGTGTGTCTCATGAATTCAGAATTAAAATTAGAATTCTTGGGGTCATCACTTAGTAAATATTTTTCTTGAGGTCCGGTTGCCAATAAAGAAATTATAGAACCTGAGCTAAAGCCTCTCCCGCGCGATTCGGTATACGGATTGACCTTGAAGATATTATCGATCCGGGTCCTCTCATTGAGTTCCCGAAGGTAAGGCGTGTCGCCCGTAACTATATTTGGATTTATATCAATCATATTAACCTTTAAAAATGTTCCCACCCCGGCCGTCTGTCTAAGAAGAACAGTCGGGTAGCCCCGAACAGTCACGGGATCGGCCGCATCTGGCACCTGTCCGCCACCTACGGGCCTGAGAGTGCTGTCGGGCGAGAGCGCCAAGGCTCCCGGAAATGTCGGAAGTCCAAGCATCACATATCCGGTCGTGTCGGGTTTCGCTGTAAAATTAAATGTCACAATATTGTTGGCCGATGTATAACTTCCGAAAACTGGCGTCAGATTGTCTTTATCGGGCGGATTTATGATTGCCTGTTTTATGGTGCCCGACGGTTGAATCGCCTGGTCTGTATCCGTCTGAAAAGTAAAGGCCCATTTATACTTGTCGGCGGGCTGGCGTGACACGCCCGTAATTTGAACCCGTCCTTGGACTCCCGTGAAAAACGTTCCGCGCCAACCATAACCGACCGACTGGTTCGGCGTGTCGGAGGTTACGTAGAAGGTGGCTTCTTGAGGCCCCGTAATGTTATAAAACCCATCGACATACATGTGTCCTATAAACTGGCCAGATTATTCTTCCACATTTGAATCACACTCGTCTTCTTCAGAGTATCGCGCTCGCCGGCCCGGGTCTGGCACAGCGCCTCGAGCCGGGCCACCTCCTCACGGGTATACTGGTAAGTCTTGATGTCTAGCAGTTTAGACCATATTTCCTCGGCATACTTCTCGCGCCTGAGTTGCGTGTGGATATCGTTCAGAGGAATATTTAATACAGAAATCCTTGCGTGAACTGCCACATCCCGAATGAACCGAGCCTTTTCAGATAGCCACTGAATCTCGGCGTCGAGCTGCTTGATGAGCCACGTCTTGCGTTTCTTGTAGAGCCCGAGTCTAATATCTATGTAGTCGACCAGAATTTCTTCGGGTGAATTATACTTTTTGACCGCTCCATTCGGACCGATCAGGTGCATATTTGAAGTGTTTATGGTCTTGGTCAGGCCCAGGTCCTTGATGGGATCCTTGAGAGCCTCCGTTCCCCAGATTCTGAAATCGGGGGTTGTTTCGGTCGAATGGTTCTCGAACTTTTGGACGATGCCCTTTTCCAAAAGGTCATCCAGGTGCTCCTTGAAATCCTGAATCCATTTCCCGGGTGGAAGCTCGGTCACGTGAATTTGGGCACCTTCCCGAACAGCCACGCCCTCCATTAGCCACGTGTGATCCTTTGTCCGGGTCATCTTTCCTTTGAACCCTTTGTAATGGGGAACCATAGGGGCCATAGCCACCCCGCTCAGTGCGCAGTCTATATTGTGCTTAATGACATCTATATCAAACGGAGGAACGAAGCAGCTGAAGCCGGTCCCGATCCCCTCGGCTCCGTTCACCAGGATCATAGGAATAATGGGTCCGTAAAATTCTGGCTCAACCGTCTGACCATCGTCCAAAACGTATTTTAGAACAGAATTGTCAGCCGGATCAAAAATCTTGCGAGTCAAAGGACCGAGCCGCGTGAAAATATACCGGGCGCTCGCCGAATCCTTGCCACCGGCCAGGCGCGTCCCGAACTGGCCCGAGGGCTCGAGCAGGTTCAGGTTGTTCGAACCGATGAAATTTTGAGCCAAATTTACGATAGTTCCTTGCAGACTCGCCTCACCGTGATGATAGGCAGTCTGCTCTGCGACATAGCCCGCGAGCTGAGCAACCTTCATATCGCTCGAAAGATTCTTCTTGAGGCACGCGTAGATCACCTTGCGCTGGCTGGGCTTTAGCCCGTCCGCTACGTGCGGAATGGATCTCTTGATATCTTCGGCACTAAAGTTCGCCATGTCACGATGGATGAAATCCGACACGCCTAGTGTTTTCACAGACCCGTAAGGGATTCCCGGAGAGGGATTGGCCATGTGTTCGGTCAGCCACGTCTTTCTGTCATCCGCAAGAGACTTGGAGAAGGCCAAGTGCATCGACTCGTTCATTTTTGGATCAGAATTGAAAGCGACCGTGAGCTTCTCAATTTGCTTGAAATATTCTTTGGCTTCTGAACTGGTCGAAGTTCCGAGACCCTTGTAGTATTTGACCGGACCGCTCGGGGACTGGGCCGCTCGGAACTCCTCCTCCGTGAAGAACCAGACCTTTCCAGCCTTGATAACCGGAGTGACCATAGACACAACAAATCCCAACTCGATGAGCTTTGGCCAATAGACGTGAAACATATTTAGGACCAGACCCTTAATGTGGCTTCCGTCAAGATCTGCATCGGTCATAATCATCAAGCGGCCGTATCGGAGATCCCTCAGAGAATTATACACCTTTCCGTGCTGAAGTCCCAGAATCTTTTTGAGATTGCTAAACTCTTCGTTATCGGTCACCTGCTTGACGGTGGCGTCTCGAACGTTCCGAGGCTTTCCTCGGAGAGGAAAGACGCCATAGGCATTGCGACCGACAACGCTCAGACCCGCGATCGCAAGGGTCTTGGCCGAGTCCCCCTCGGTGATGATGAGGGTGCACTCGTGACTGCGGTGGGTCCCGGCCCAGTTGGCGTCGTCCAGTTTTGGGATGCCTGTGATCCGAGACTTTTTTGAACCATCCGTCTTCTTCAGTTCCTTGTCGACCAGAGAGTTCCCCTTGGACAGAAGGTCTTCAAGAACTCCTGAAGAAAAAATATCCTTAATGAATTTTGGTTTAAAATCGAAAGTCTCTGAAATTTTTGAAGTGCATTCCGTCTTGGTCTGGCTACTGAAGGTTGGGTTGACTATCTGGGCCCGGACAAAAATGAACAGGGCCGCTTTGATCTGCGGCGTCTTCACGGTGACCCGTTTGTCTTTTGCGATCTCTTCGCAAATTTGCTTGGTCACGCGGTCTATGTGGGTTCCGCCCTTGGTCGTCGCAATTCCGTTGACGAAACTGACCTGTTGAAATCCTCCAGACGTGCTGTGACCGACTACTATATCGAAAGCGCCCGTGTGCATCCGAGCCAGAGGCACGTCCCCGAGGTGCTGCTTTGCAAAGTCTTCAAGGGACCCAACCTTGATTTCCTGTTCATTGAAGGTTACTCGGGTCTTGGCGCACCACAGAGCCGCGTCCCATGTTCTCTTTTCGACAATTCTGAAAAAATCTGGGGTCTGACCCCCGAACCTTTTCCAGTCCGGAAGAAATTTGATTGTCACGTATGGTTTGGAAGTTGTGGCCGTCAAAGTCGGCGGGTCAACCTGACTCATATTTTTGGACCAATTTTGTTCATAAATTTTTCGACCATCACAAATTTTAATTGAAAATTCCTTTGAGAAGACATTGGCCAACTTTGCCCCGTAGCCGTTCCGGCCTCCCGTGACCCTCTGCTCATCGTCATTATAGTTGGAGCTCGTCAAGAGGTGCCCGAAAATTAGTTCTGGTATCCAGATGTTCTCAGTCTCATGCATCTTCAGAGGGATGAAAACTCCTGAATTTGTGACTGAAATTGATCCGTTCGAAAGTGTCCGGACCTCGATAGAAGTGACCTTTTTTGGTCCGAGTGAATATTGATCGATCGCATTGACCAATATTTCATCGAAAATTTTCACCAGTCCAGGAGAAACCTGAAGAGAAGCAAACTCAAAGTTGTCTGCCGTTCCTCGGACCCAATAGTGACCGGTTTCGATACCGAGCGAACCGACATAGGTATCGGGTCTTTTGAGAATATGTTCGACATGTGAAAGACGTTCATACTGTTGCATCGTTTAGTAACCAAAGCCCCTACCCTTTACGTAGAATCCAAATCGAAATCAAAATTGCTATTATGCTCCAGATGACGATATGATCTAGCTTGTCCATCGCCTGAATTTTTTCGGGTTCCAATTTGGCAAACTCTTCCTTATAGCCGGGGGGCTTAAAGGGCAGCCAGATGTAGCGACCGAAGGGAACAATGGTCGGCTTCAGCTTGTCTTTGCAGTCGTAAGAATAGTCATACCACGCGAGCGCTATATAAGGGAACCATATAAGGAATGCCAGGACCCAAAGATTCTTGTGGGGCGCGAACCAATAGCCCGCCGCAAGA